AATACGGCATCCATGGAGATAATGCCATTTGCATTGCACCATCATCATTTCTACCAACTGGCATAACTACGGCAGGATTTTCCACCACATAGTTATCATCAACTTCAGTAATAACATCACATAAAATATCTTCACCACTTCTCAATCTTAAAATCTCAATACTCATTTAATTCCTCCTATATTATATTTCGCTATTAATTCCCACTTATCTTTATCTTTGTGAGAAATAACCTTAATTTGGTTCATTGGTGCTAGGTTTCCTAGCTCATGTTTAACTTTCAGGAGACCCCAATCTGATAATAATTTAGCAATAGCATTTCTTCTCTCGAGATCGTTATCTGATATATCAGTAGGTTTACCATCAAGTTTAAATAATTCCTTAAAATGAACAAGGTAATATTTATTTTGTTTATGAAGGATATGGCAAGACTGATAAAGTTTATTATCTTTTCGGGATGCCACACCAATCCTTGTCAATGTCTCTTTAATTTTCAGAAAATCATCAGCTTGTCCGAAAGAGATTTCTAATAATGAATCTATGTCACTCATAGTATTTAGTCCGTTATAAAATATTGATATTTATAAAATCAAGTTCCACCCTTGTATAAGAATTTTTTGATTTCAGTGAGATGATCAATAGATAACAAATCAAGTACGGCCTTAGCTTTTTTATCGGAATAATTATAATATTCTTTTATTGCAGAAATATTATCATCCTCTACAGATTTTAACCATGGTGCATATCGTCTCTTCTTTTTGATCACCTTCAAGTAGTATTTATATTGAATATCTTTATCAAGAAAATGGAATCTATTTAACTCGTTGGCAAAAAATAATGTATCAATATTTGCAGACATACATTTATTAATGATAAATGGAGAATATTGGTCGATATACTCAGACAAATCTGTTTTATTAGAATTAACGGAATTGAGCCAATCTGATAATTTTAATTTCATTTGAATTCACATCTAAGCATAATTTCTGTTAGAGCTGCAAGAATATTAATCTCAGGATCAGCAACAAATGCAGATTTATATTGATATTCAGCTATGATAACAACTGCTTCTGGAATAGATGGCGGTTTTAAATAATCATAGAGAGAATCATAAACCAATCTATAGATGGCATCGCTTTCATTATCAATATTATCTACAACCCATTTTCTAACATTAGTAAATTCCTTCCTCGAAAGAAACCCAATGAGTTCGTTAATTTGAATTGAATTTGTCGATAAAATACCAGAGTTTATTCCACCAGAACTTGAATACCTTTGAAGTTCATTAATAAGTCTTCTGAAATCTGGAAAGAATTTCATTATGAGTTGAACCAGAACTTCTTTATCATACTTAACAGATTCAGCGGTTAATATATACTCAATACGGTTAAGAAGTTTAAGAGCTAAGGTGGGTTTATTTGAGGGTGTAATCGAAAAATCAATTACAGAACATCTAGAATGTATCGGCTCAATAAGTTTATTTTTATAATTACACGTTAATATAAATCTACAGTTTCTATAAAATTCTTCAAATACACCACGAATAGCCTTTTGAGCCTCTGGTGTCATTGAGTCAGCTTCATCGAGAATAATAACTTTACCAGTGGAAGAAAACGATTTTGTTGATGCAAATTGTTTTACTTTATTTCGAATGGTATCAATACCTCGTTCATCCGAGGCGTTAATCATCACAAAATCCGCACCAATCTCGTTACACAGTATTTTCGCTATGGTGGTTTTGCCTATACCAGCAGAACCCGTCAGCATAAGATGTGGTATTTCTTTATTTTTAATAAACCCCTCGAATATTTTAGAAGATGATTCTTCCAATATACATTCCGGAATTTTGGTTGGTCTATATTTTTCTACCCATAAAAAATTATTACTCATTCACTCACCTCATAATATTATTTTAAATCTATCACCATATAATAAATTGCTAGAGGAATTGCCATTCCCACTATTATCGGGATCACCAGAATAGCTACTATATAATTCGATACATTAACATTCTCAGAGTTCATGGAAGACCATCTCATCATAGTATTTTTCCTATATGGTTTGAGTTTCCATAGTTTTACCTTATTCTTATATTTTTCTATTTTCCCGTCGGTATATTTTTCTATCTCGTATGATCTTCCATTTGAATATCTATAGAGATTATATCCAAAGAGAAGACATACTAATATAGCTACTCCAAATATACCAGAACTTAATAATAATATTGATGTGTATAATGATAACAATTAATTTTCCGTTGTAACCCAATAAGTGACATTCTCACTATCAAATTTAGCAATTCCCTCTTTCGAAATTGATAAGGTATAATCGTTTGGAATCATTTTAAGATTTTCATACTTAAAATAAAATTCATATTCTGTAGTTGAATCGACATTATCAATTACCGTGAGATGTGAATTTTTATTACCATCTTTCTTATCAATAACACCAAAGGTTGTGGTAATCCCATCGGATTTTAAAACAATGTCAGACAGCTGAAGAACGGCGGCAGACTTCACTGTATCGGATAACAGATCCTTTGGTAGTTTGATAGATACAAAAAAATCTTCAATATCGATTGTTTTGTCCGATACTGTTAAAATGTTTTTTGCTGCAAAATGAAAACGAACTACCGTATTCGCTTTATCTTTCCATGAAATATCAACATAATCATCGGAGAAGTCGATACATGGTGATCTATATAAAGATAGAACAGAAAGGAATTCTGATAAATCATATATACCAAATTCTGGAAGATCTTCTTCAATAGCAGAATTGGCTAATATATTTTTCATGGGAGAGACGGTTTTGATTTTCCCCCCACCTGAATAATAAAAATTCGAATTGATAGTCGCAAAGTTTTTTAAGACTTCAAGAGTCTTTTTTGATAAATTCATTCATTTCACCTCTTTTTAAATATAATTCAATTATACAACATTAATGCATGGTTGTAAACTTTATTGATGTGTGTGTCCGTCAGAGCTATGAGCATTCCCAGAAGGAAAAGTCGCACAATAGGATATGTCAGGAGTGTGATTCAAGCACCTTTTAAATTCTGTATAATAATTCATAAATATAACAAATAATACAATATACAATAATAATTTCATAATAATCTTCCCATCGCTATTGTGCGATTAATTTTCTATTTAATATCCATAGTTCTTCGTTTTTTGTTTTCTGGTATAATTTTCTCGAGGTCGATATATAACATACCATTTTCCATCTTGACTGATGATATCTCTATATTTTCAGAAATTTTAAAAACTCTTTCAAATTTACGTTTTGATATACCACGATGAAGATATTCTACAGATTTCTCATTGTTTTTTAATTCTGGCTGATCTTTAGATTTAACGATAACATTCGAATCATAATATTCAACCTGAATTTCATCTTTAGCGAAACCAGCGAGTGCCAGTTCAATAACATACATATCATCGGTTTTTTCTACGATATTATATGGAGGATATTTGGGTTGATTTAGATTGGAAATGTTTTCAAGTTCATGAAAAACCTTATCCATCCCAACAGAGAATTGGTTGTAGGGAAATCCTAAAAGTGGTCTAGTAAATTCGTTTAGCATAGTAGCTCCTTATTAAGCAAGTTGTAATGACCAATATTGGTCGGCGTAATCCCTTTCGGCAATTACTTTATTATTTATAACACTTACACAAACCTATATGTAAATGTTATTAATAAATACGTCATTAACATAACCATGAATATGAATGTTAATAATAAATTTCTCATATATCTTCTATTCCTATCTTATGTTAATGATACATCATCATAATAACCTGATTTTTCAGCTGTTTCTTCTAGGGAAGTATTATTTTCTTTTTCAATATTAGCCGAAGCATCGAACTTGGTATATAACTCTTTGAAGGTGTTTTTAGTATCTTCATCAAAACGAGAAATAGCTAAATCGATTGACTTCATACGATCACCGAAAATAGCGAAGGTTTGAACAATGTGAGCTAAACGACGGGTTGAGATAACATCATCAACACCTTCATCATAGAAGGTTTTACGAATACCATCTGCCCATGAGACCAGAAGTTTAGCAAATTCTTCATCAACTGAACCAAAGGCCTTCATGTGATTCATAATGATTTTCTCTTCTGTTGCCGCCGGGGCAAAAGGTTGTTCAATGGTAATGGAAAATCTCTCGAGGAATGCTTCATCAATAATAGTAGCGGCTGAGAATTTACCAGACTCTGAACCTTGACCTTTAGTATTAGCAGTAGCAATAACATTGAAACCTGGTTTGGGTTCGATAAGCTCACCAGTTTTTTTAATAACAATTGGTTTACCTTCAAGAACACCTTGAAGAGCCATAATCTTATTAGAACCGCGATCGATCTCATCAATCAAGAGGACTGCACCAAGTTCCATAGCCTTAACAATAGGTCCTTTCTCAAAAACTGTTTCACCATCAACAAGACGAAAACCACCAATTAAATCATCTTGATCCGTTTCTGGTGAAATCTGAACACGAATGAACTCGCGTTTAGCATTAGCAGCAGCTTGTTCTACCATCATAGTTTTACCATTACCAGATAAACCAGTAACGAAGATAGGGTAGAAAAATTCAGTTTTAATAATTTTGAGAACATCTTTATAAGCACCCCATTTAACAAAATTAGGATCAACCTGCGGTACATAAGAGGATTTAAATTCATCAACAAAAACAGTTTTTCTTACCTCCCTAACTAGGGTTTTCTCAACAATGTTATCCATTTCCTTTCTTTCTTGGAAGGGAAGAGGGACAATAACACCAGATATATCATATGTACCCCGGGAAACCCGGGGAATCTCATTTGTAGTAGGACCCATATTTTTATAACCAGAAGCTATAGCGGCATCATTTAGTTCGGACGAAGAATAAATGGTTTTATTCGGGTTCTGAGATTGTAGATAATCAACAATCTTTTGTAATTTCTTCATAATATAGTACCTCTTTATCAATTTATAGCTACATTATACCATATCCTCTCGATGTTGTAAACACTTATTTTCATTTATTTTCACATATTACTCATATCTGTTCGGTATGTTGATGGATGTACATCATCTACTTCATCTACATGAGGATAACTATTCCTAGTTGGATGTACATCCTCTGTTTCTGTTACACACGTCAGGGATTCTATTGTAACTTCTCCTTTGTACGGCCAAGTCTGCCGAGGGGGTAGTTTTCCAACCAGGCTACCATTGTCATACCATCGTTTTCCCTGTGCCATCTGGTTAACGGGATCACCAGTATCAAGGAAAGTAACTACAGTTGGTTTATATCCAAGTTCTGTTAATTCAAGATGTCGAACCCATGTAACAGTACCATAGGCAACTATTATAACTTCATCAGACACATCACACATTCGTGCAGCAGCTCCATTTACAGAAATTGTAAAGGATCTAGGATCTGGAATTGCATATGTTGTGAACCTATTACCGTTGGTGATGTTGTATATTTCAATTTGCTGATATGGTAATATATTCGCCTTCTCCAATATATCATTCGAAATCCCGCAAGATCCCTCATAATTAATATCACATTCGGTGACTATTGCACCGTGTATTTTTGACTTTAATATTTTTATTTCCATATCCCACTCCCAAAATCAAACGATGGACCACCAGACCGAGAAACAAATGATTCCATACAAGTTAGGACAGACCCACTAAAATTCTTATGAGCCTCACCCAATCCCCTCTGACCAAATTCACGCTTTAATTTATACCATAGATCTTTTGGGGTAAGTTCTTCCATAGTATGAAGTTCTTTATTGAATGTGCTAGAATAGTTGGATGTAATTGTTTTGAATTTAACCAAATCCGAATATAATTCATAATGCTCGGTGCGTCGAGGATCGAATTTAAATAATCCAGGCATATTCTTACCAGATACATCAACAACACATTCGGAGAACGATCTCGGGTCGATTGAATAATCTACGAGATCCTGCTCATTCTCAAATAATCTGAATACATCTTCTTCATACTTATCTTTGGATTCGGAACATCCGACCAAAAATAATATGGATAATAATAACATAAATTTTTTCATATCAAGTCTCTCATTTATTTAATAGAGTTTTATATAATATATATAAAGCTGCAATAATCAAAACAGGGAGCAATACTATATAACCAATCGCTTCCATGAATGTTACTTCTGATGCAAATAAAACCAAAACCTCGAGGTTAGTTTTATCTGGCATTATTCTCATTAGGAATTCTGAATATAATACCCCAAAACCCACCATACTATGAAAGGTAATGTGATTATAAAATGAGATAGGAATGTAGTCTTATTACACCTTAAAATATATAACTTTTGTTTCTTCATAATAACTTATCCTTATAATCATCAGACCAGCGCTTTAAAGCCTCTATTGCTGGTATTTCAGCGGTGTTGGTATTTCCGTATTTTCCAGTAGTAGAATGCGCTAATATATGAAGATAACTAAAATATAACGCACGCTTTGGTAACAATCTTACAATATAATACCACATATCAATCACAAATTTATTCATATCAAGTCTCTCATTTATTTAATAGAGTTTTATATAATATATATGGTGGGACCGGTAGGACTCGAACCTACGACCTGCCGATTATGAGTCGGATGCTCT